AGACGTACAACGAATTGCTTTTGAAGAATGGCGAAATAATCGAAGGTGAGCAATCTGTAATTATTCAATTTAGCGAGAATCGCAGAACGGCACTCGAAGACGAATATGCTGCTCAAACGGAAATACTCGATATTGAAATAGCAATAGCAAAGGCACGTCTTGATGCAGCAGCAGAGGGAACAGTTGCCCAGCAAGAGGCGTACGACGCATATTTACAGCTAACAAGAGACAAGGGGGTATTAGACGCAGAGTACGCAAGGAATAGCAAGGAACTCGACAAGGAGGTTGCTTCCGCTCGCTTTCAAATGGCAAAGGATGGTTTGTCGGCCATTAGTCAACTATCCGCTGCGTTTGCTGGTGAGGACGAGGCATCTAAAAAGAAGCAGTTTGAGTTCCAAAAAAAGCTATCCCTTGCTTCTGCGGTCGTTAGTGGTATTGAAGCCGTCCAGAACGCATACAAGACCGCCCAAGCGTCTCCGTACACTATTGCCTTTCCTGCGTACCCATTTGTACAAGCAGGCCTTGCGGCAGCATTTAGCGGGGCGCAAATTGCAGCAATCGCCAGAAGTCAGTTTGAATCGCCAGAAACAGGCAGTACCGACTACGGAGGTGGCTCGTCTGCTGCTCCTTCAGCACCAAGCGCACCGCAGTTTAACGTCGTTGGCCGTAGTGGAATAAACCAGTTGGCAGAATCGGTGAACGCAGTAAACAATCGCCCCGTCCGTGCCTACGTGGTAGCGGGTGAGGTTACTTCACAACAGAACTTAAATAGACGCAGAGCAAGAACAGCAACATTCGGATAATGAAAGTAATTGAATTAGTTTTAGAGGACACGGAAGGGCTTAATGGTATCAATGCCATAAGCATCGTTGAGCATCCCGCTATTGAGGAAAACTTTATCACGTTATCGAAAGAACACGAGGTACAGTTCGCCAAGCAGGACGAGGAAAAGCGAATCCTTATGGGCGCAGCTTTGATTCCTAACAAAACAATCTACCGCAACCAAGGCGGGGAGGAATTTTACGTTTACTTCTCAAAAGAGACGGTGCGTAAGGCATCCGAACTATTCCTTATGCGTGGCTACCAAGGCAACACAACACTTGAACACGCAGCGGAGCTTAATGGCTTGTCGGTTGTTGAATCGTGGATTGTTGAAGACCCCAAAAAGGACAAGACGGCCATCTACGGAATGGAGTTGCCCGAAGGTACTTGGATGGTTTCAATGAAGGTGAATAACGAGGACGTTTGGGAGAACTACGTTAAAACAGGCCGTGTAAAGGGCTTCTCAATAGAGGGCTACTTCGTTGATAAGTTGCAAATGGAATCCCACTTGGAACGCATCGAGGAAGAAGAAGCCGAGTTCCTGCTTTCTAACATTATTGCCAAAATCAAAAAGGATGGCCGCCTAAAAAGCAAGAAGCGAATCGAAATGGAATCCTACTCGGACTACCCAGAGGCAGTTCGCAACAACGCAAAGCGTGGCATTGATCTAAACGAGAAAGGCGGTAACAAGTGCGCTACGCAAGTCGGAAAGATACGAGCGCAACAACTCGCAGACGGTAAGCCCATAAGCGTAGAAACAATTAGCCGTATGTACTCATACCTATCAAGAGCCGAAACATACTATGACGAAGGCGATACCGAAGCGTGTGGTACTATTAGCTACTTGCTATGGGGCGGACTTGCCGCAAAGCGTTGGTCTGAATCTAAATTAAAAGAACTCGGTAAATTATGAAAGAGACACCATCCCGCACTTCACCCAAGAACGGCAAGCGTGGCTGCCTATGCAAAAACAACACCTATTCCTCCAAATGCTGCGATGGTTCGCTTCGAGCGCAGGGAGTAGGGCCAGTGAACAAAGCCCCGAATTTGTAACAATCCAATAACCATTTAATTAGTTGAATTATGAAGGCAAGTGAAATTTTCACCAAGTTCTTTGCGGAGCTATCCGCAGTAGAAGAAGAAGTTAAGTTGGCGCAAGCCAAACTTGACAACGGCACTGTCCTTGAAGCCGAAGCTTTTGAAGCTGGCCAACCCATCTTTATCGTTAGCGAAGAAGACCGCATCGCCGTTCCAGTAGGTGAGTACCGAATGGAAGACGGACGTGTTTTGGTCGTTACCGAAGAAGGTATCGTTGGCGAAATCAAAGAAGCCGAAGCCGAAGAGGAAACACCAGAGGTAGAAATAGAGGTAGAAGCCGCTATGGAGCCGTCTGTTGAAGACAAAATCAAAGAGGTGGTTATGCCCCTAATTGAGGAAATGAAGGCGGAGTTGTCCGCTATGCGTGAGGAAATGGGTTCGTACAAGAAGAAGCAAGAAATGTCTTCTGACGTACCAGCCGCTTCCCCTATTAAACATAACCCAGAAGGAAAGACCAAGGAAGTTGTAAACCTGTCGCAGAATGCGCCAGAGTCAGCCCTTGACCGTGTCCTTGCACGACTTAACAAATAAACCAAAATAACAAATGCCTACTAACACTTCTATCACCACGACGTATGCTGGCGAGTTCGCTGGTAAATACGTTGCTGCCGCTCTGTTGAGCGCACCTACCTTGGACAAAGGCCTCATCGAGGTTATGCCCAACGTATTGTACAAGTCAGTTATCCAAAAGGTTAACACCGACGACATCTTGAAGGACGCTACTTGCGACTTCGATCCTACGTCTACCGTTACCTTGACCGAGCGTATCTTGACCTTGGAGGAGTTCCAAGTTAACTTGCAAATGTGCAAAAAGGACTTCGAGCAAACTTGGCAAGCCGTTGAGATGGGCTATTCTGCATTCAAGAATATCCCTGCTTCTTTCACCGACTTTTTGATTGCTTACGCTGCCGAGCGTGTTTCTGCTCGTATCGAGCAAAACATCTGGGCTGGTGTTAACGCATCTTCTGGCCAATTCGCAGGTTTCCAAACTTTGTTCGCTGCTGATTCTGACGTTATCGACGTAACTGGTACTACCGTTACCGCTTCTAACGTAATCGCTGAATTGGGTAAGGTAGTTGACGCTATCCCTGCTGCTTTGTACGGTAAGCCAGACGTTTACTTGTACGTTTCTCAAAACGTAGCCAAGGCCTATGTACGTGCTTTGGGTGGATTCGGAGCATCTGGCTTGGGTGCTAACGGTCTGGACAACAAAGGGACTATGTGGTACGGCGACCAGCCTTTGTTCTTCGACGGAATCCCCGTTGTATTGGCAGAAGGTTTGTCTTCCAACCGCATCGTTGCTGCTCAAAAGAGCAACTTGTTTTTCGGCTGCGGGCTGTTGTCGGACAAAAACGAGGTGCGCTTGATTGATATGTCGGACATTGACGGAAGTCAAAATTTCCGCTTGGTAATGCGTATGAGCGCAGGCATCCAGTACGGTATCGGTTCCGACATCGTTTACTACGCCTAATCGTTCTTAAATTCCTTGAAGGGGGTGGTGGTGTAATAACGCCCCACCCCTTTCTTTTTTTAACCTACTAAATAAAAACAAAATGGCTTGTGCTTTATCCCTTGGCCGTATCGAACCCTGCAAAGACGTTGTAGGTGGTTTGAATGCGGTTTACTTTTTGAACTATGCAAACCTTACGGTGACTTACGATGCCACCAACACGGATGCTATTGACGTTCTCGGAAGCGGACTTACCGCTTACAAATACGAATTGAAAGGAACCTCCTCTTTCGAGCAGGCAATTACTTCTTCTCGTGACAACGGAACCACGTTCTTCGACCAGACCTTGAATTTGACCTTGCACAAGTTGAGCAAGCAGTCACACAAGGAAATTAAATTGATGGCCTATGGTCGTCCGATTGTAATCGTTGAAGACCGCAACAACAACTTCTTCGTTGCTGGTTTGGAACACGGTTGCGAGGTTACTGGTGGTACTATCGTTACTGGTGCTGCTATGGGCGATATGAGCGGTTATACTTTGGTATTGAACGGCCAAGAGCCAGTTCCTGCGAACTTCTTGGACGGCACTTTGTCTGCTGCTGGTATTTCAACTATCGTTGTTGGTTCCGACTTTTAATTATCTTTGACGTATGAATAAGCCGTTAGAGATTATTAATCGGATGAACAAGGTCGAGTTGGCGGCTATTGACGACTTGCGTGGCGACATCAAAAAGATTTCGGCAAAAGCGTCAGAGGTAGCAGGATTCGTTTCCAAGTTCAAACAGCTCAAGCAAGAGTACGACAAAATGGAGTCGACTCGTGCTGCGCTGGTAAAGGAAGCCCAGAGCTTGTCGGGTAAGTCAGGTGCCTCCGTTGATGCGGTTGGTCGTGATGCCGAAGCGTTGGGCGTGGATGGTCGCTCCATCAAGGAAGTACAACAATGGCAATCCGCCAACCTTGAATTGTTAGGAGCAGTTCAGGACTTAATCAATTTAGGAAAATGAGCAAACAAACAGTTTACAATATCTTGGCTTCAAAGCCAGTTAAGGTTGAGTTGGGAATTGCTGAAGAATTAGCGTCTTACGTTTCCCTCGCCAACAAGGTTGAGCAAATGGGTAAGGACTTGACTGCCAAAGAGGCAAAAGCAACACAACTTCTGAAAGAGGCAAGCAAGTTGCTAGAGCCGCTTGGAAACTTCGTCGAAACTCAAATTGAAGCTGCACTTAAAGACCTAGAGCAAACTGGTCTTCAATCAACCGATGCTTACAAAGAATTAAAAAGTTCTTACGAGTTTGCAAGTCGTATAAATGAGACGGTTAAGCGAATGTCTAGAAACGTGTCTTCTGCGATGAATTAATAATTAAAGCAATTTCAGAAAGGCCACCTTCGGGTGGCTTTTTTGTTTGTAAGAAAAACAAAACACTTACTGCGAGTTAATTAAAAGATGAATATCTTAACAACAAGCGCATCGTCTCAAAACCTCGTTATTATTCCGAGGTCGTTTCCTGCTTCGGTGGTTGTCAAGTTAACGAACGAGTCAACGAACACCACCCAGCAACAGACGATAACTCCAACGTCCGCAAATGGCTATATGACCATCGCAGCGGCTTGGGTATTGGAAGAGGCCAACTTCTATTTGTTGGAAGTATTTAGCGGCCCGAACTTAATCTACCGAGGTCGTGTATTTTGCACCAACCAAACGAACTTCGAGAAGTACACTGTTAACTCTGGCGTGTACACGCAGGAGACCGCTGGGGATAATACATTTGTAATTATATGAGCAACGTAAGATTTGTAGCAATGAACTCCTACGTTCGCCCCGAAATTAAAGAGGTGGCGAATAAGGGATGGGTGGAGTATGGTGAAGACAACGGTTACTTTCAATACCTAATTGATAGGTACAACGGAAGCCCGACCAATAACGCTATTATTAATGGCATTATTGATATGGTGTACGGCAAGGGTCTTGGAGCAACAGACGCATCCAGAAAGCCCGACGAGTACGCAATGATGATGTCTTTATTTTCCAAGCAGACCGTTTCTCGTGTTTGCTCGGATTTTAAGATGATGGGCAATGCTGCGTTTCAAGTTATCTACAACCAAGACCATTCCAAGATTGTAAAGGTTGAGCATATCCCCGTTGAGACGCTACGTGCCGAACGTGCCAACGAGAAGGGCGATATTCCTGCTTACTACTACGCAAAGAGCTGGGATGCCGTAAAGGCACGTAAGGAAGAGCCAGTGCGGATTGATGCGTTTGGAATGTCAAACAATGGCATCGAAATACTTTACATCAAGCCCTACAAAGCAGGATATTACTACTACGCACCAACCGACTACCAATGTTCCTTGCCTTACGCCGACTTGGAAGAGGAAGTAGCCAATTACCATATTAACAATATCAAGAACGGCCTTGCGCCTTCGATGCTGGTTAACTTCAATAATGGAATCCCAACCGAAGAAGACCAGACGCTAATCGAGCGCAGGATTGCAGACAAGTTTTCGGGTAGTTCAAATGCTGGTCGGTTTATTTTGGCGTTTAACGACAACAAGGAACTCGCAGCAACAATCGAACCCGTACAACTATCCGACGCAAGCGACCAGTACCAATTCTTGTCTACGGAATGTACGCAAAAGATTATGGTAGGCCATAGGGTGACTTCTCCGATGCTTTTGGGCATCAAGGATAACTCTGGACTAGGCAACAACGCAGAAGAGCTTAAAACGGCTTCTATTCTGTTTGATAATATCGTTATCCGTCCTT